CATCATCTGTACCCACTTCATGATATAAAAGCCTCCCGTTGTAATCCGCACCAATAGGGTTAGGAATACCTGAATCCATCCATGCAGTACGCGGCATAGTGCCGTAATACCATACTTTATCTAAATAGTTGTACACGATATATTTATCGATCGTAGTCCCTTGGCTGCTTTGGCTTACATAAAACCACCAGACTTCGTTAAAGCCCTCGTTTGCACCAGCAAATACTTGATAGGACTGATCCTTATTAATGTCATCAAAAACATATTGGCGCAGTGAGCAAGGCAGTGTCTCCACACGGCCCGAATACATATAAAATTTCTCCAACCCCATCCAGTACGTCACGTTGTTAACAGTGATCATCGCATTGGGGGACATCACGGTTATGTTATCCATCAGGATGTTAAATCCCCACACGTACGGTGCCCCGAGATATTGCATTGAATACAAACACGAATCGGTCCAGACCAAAATTTCCTGCCGGGTCGCACGAGCGCCCATGATATACGATCCATTTGTTAGTCTGAATTCGCCCGATTGGTTAGTTAGCTGTGGAACCCACTGATATGCGTTAGCCTGATCTGACCATCTAACCAACATTGGATCAAATACAGTATTGGGCATACCGGGGCTATAGCTATTAGCACCAAACATAATTACAAATTCTTGAATAGCCGACGCAATAATCTGATTTGTATTATTAGGTACATACTGTCCCGAATACGTTATTGTATATGTGCCTGAGCTTGCACCTGTTGTAGTGGCAGAAATGGGAACAGAAGTTGATCCTTGGATATAAGTTGAAGCTACCTGAGTGCCCGCAGGAATACCTATTCCTGATATATAGGAACCGTCAACCAAATTAGTCACATTAGAAAGTGTAATAGTAGTAACACCTGAAGTGAACGTCGCGGTTGTTGTATATAGTGTAGTAGCATTGGACAGCGATTCCAGAGACACTGCACGCGTACCTACCCCATTGGATTGTTGCCAATAATAAGGCGCACCACCGCGCTGCGCAATCAATAAATCTTGACCGAAGTTGTCATTAGACCAAAGCAATAATTGCTGCGCTACACCTCCTGTAGGCGACGCAGAACCCCAACCGCTTACCCCCCAACCCCCAGCACCCCAACCGCTACCTATTTGGTATACATTTAGTCCTGTAAAAATCTGGTAAGTCCCAATAACTGAACTACCGCCACCTGTGGCTACACTTGTAGAAAACACATTAGGTATGCTAATTGTATATACACTTGAACTGATTACTGACAAAATCTCTTGTTGGGTGTTAATACTACCCGCAGTAAAATTATTAACTGCTGTAGAGCCGCTAAACGTGACAAAATCATTCTGCGTAGCGCCATTACCGGCATCGGTTACAGTAAGCAGTGAGCACCCAACTCCAGCCCCTGAAGAATGCGCAACAGCAGTGGTGCCATTATACCCACGGGTTAACCCTACTAATGTGCTGCCAAACACGCCGTTGTAATAAATTTGCTCAGAGTCGATCAGGACTACACCCGGTGAATTGGGAAACGACGCCGCAGAGGTAAGTGTGAGCGATGAAGTATTGGTCGCGGTTAAATTTGCACCCAGCGTAGTATATGAAGTGGTGAACGGATTAGTGCCAAGTGTGTCAATCTGCCGGATAGGCGTGATATCGTTGTAGGTACCATTTTGATAGATGTAATACTTGAGGTTTGTGCCTACACCTATGTACCGGTTCTGCCCATCAAGACTAACCCAGTTCCATAATGCACGGCACACACCTAAGAATTGGGCGGTGTTAACCTGCACCCACCCACCAATCTTTTCTGGAAATCCTGAACGGAATCGAACCTTATCACCATCATACCAACCACCCTCATTCGAGTAGTCAGTTCCTTCACGATTTAGTCCGGGACGAAACGTTAGTTTCTGTAATGGCATTTAATTTCCTTTAGGCAACAGAGCCACCAAAATGCCGGTAGGCAGATATTAAAAGCCCACTATTGTTTTCATGTTGCCCATAACCTGCACCGGGAAGGGACGCCCAAATATGTGCGCACTTGGCAATAGCAACATCAATATAACCCGCTTCAATATCGGGCAGCGCTTTGCACTCTTTTATCTGTTGAATTGCTATAGCGTCTTGCGCATCATGCCCGAAATCGGATAGGTTAAGCTGCTTTTTGTATACGTCGAAATATCTTGCAAGCAACTGATAGCGTCCTGCTGCTGTTGAAGCAAGCCCGGGGCGTAAGTTGACCAGCACTCGTGGGTGATCTGCATACCCTTGAAACAAGGTGCGCCCAACAAGCACATTATATCCATCATCGCCATACCCCTTTGTGCCTTCAGACAGTGCAATCATATCCAAGAAAGCTTTCAGATTTGGGCTCATTTTGCCACCGGTGTTGAGTTATACAGCATCTCGTCTTTGTGCTGGCTACCTGCGGATGACCCAAAGTAAAAACTAATTACCCCAGTCCACGCTGTACCCAAGCTACCAAGCATAATCATCAGCGGATTAGACTCTTTGGCATAGCCCATCATCAGTGCGTACAAGATGCCAAAAAACCCAGCGGTTACTGCACCTGCGAGCACTGCCGGAATAACCGACTTAGTAGCCATCTGCATATCACGGGCTGACTTGCGATCTTCTGTAGCTAATTGCTCGAAGTTAAGACCTAGAGCCTGTGCTTGTTTTTGCAGTTCAATTTCCGCTACTTTAACTTGCGCCAACTGCTCCGCAGACATTTTTCCAGATTCAATCATGGATTGCACTTGATTCTCTGGTACACCGAATACTTTAGCCAGCGCAGTAACGGCGAGCCCTGCTAGAGGTCCACCCAAAGCCGTAGCGATTGTAGGAGCAAGCTGCATTAACCATTCCATGATAATTCCTTACGCTGTGTATGAGCCATTTGAATAAAATTGCAATACTACGTTTCCGCCAACTGTAGAAATAACTGGGGAACCTATATAAATTCCCGTATATAGCGTTGTTGGTATTGCAATAATGCCAACCCCTGAACCGCCGCTATTGGACGATCCGTCACCACCACCGCCGCCGCCACCCAGCCCATTTGTTCCCGCTGTTCCGCCAAATCCACCATAATTTGAATCACAACCGCTACCGCCACCGCCCAATCCGCCAGAAGAAGGGCCGCCGCCGCCACCCTTGTTTGTACCACCGCCACCGCCGCCACCGTAGTAAATAGCCGTTCCAGTAATTGAAGAAATTATGCCGTTACCACCTGTCCGACTGTACGATCCTGATGGAAGACTTGCATTACCGCCAGCTTGGCTTGCACCGCCACCACCGCCGCCATAGTCGTTGTCTGGTTGCCCACCGTTACCACCTGCATATCCTTGACCTAAAATTCCTGAACCGCCTGATGAGGTGCCATCAGGGATTCCTATGGTACCAGCACCACCGCCGCCAGAACCGCCAGCATTTCCAGAACCATTGTTTGTGTACCACGTTCCACCAGCACCGCCACCTATAGCAGTTAAAATATCAAACGTAGAGTTTTCACCGTTGCTATTACCACCACCACCAGAACCAATTGAAAAAGTATAAGTTTTAGTGGGAACTAAAGTGTATGTACCAGTTAAAACACCACCAGCACCGCCGCCCCCACCGACAACAGTTCCGCCGCCCCCACCACCAGCTACTAATAGGTAGTTAACTACATAAGGATTAAACAACCCAAACCCAAACGATCCAGTTGAAGCGGCACCAATTGCAGATATACGGGGCATATTATTCTCACGCAAATTTTGAACGGCTAGCTAAAACTGTAAAAGTTGCACTTGCTGTTTTAATAATGACGTAGTTATACACATCAATAGAAGATGCGTTTCCAGAAGAAGGAACAAGTCCTCCCTGCCATTTTGGTGTTATGCTTGCACCATCAACATACACTGCGTTGTTGTAATAAGCCGTTGATCCCTGCGTTACCATGAATGTTGCGCTAAATGACTGACCGATAGCCATAAGACTATCTAGAGTAGTGCTTCCATTACCAGTGAAGTTTACTCCCCAATTTGCGCTGGCATTCCCGGTCAGATATAGAATAGCTTGACCCAGAGTGTAAAAAGTAATTGTGCCTGTAGCACCAGAACCAGAGACTGTAACCGTCTCACGAATACCTGTAATGAGGGGATTAGTAAATGAGCTATATGTAGGTAGATTAGGGCCAACTACGTTGTTGTTGCCATCACAGTAGATATATACAAGCGATGATGCTGCCATAGTATATGCACTACCCCCAGCAGTTTTGACGCTTAATGATTGCGCAGTGGTGTTGTTAACGTAGTACGTCTTATTAACGTTGGGAATCGTAATAGTGGCTGTAGATGAAGGCGTACCTGTGGCTACTACAACTGCACTACGAGCTTGGTCTACTGCTCCATTCAAGGACGTAAGTGTCACTGCACCTGAGCTGACATCTACCGAAGTTAATCCACAGATAGCTTGTTCGAGCAGTGTGCCTAAGTTAGTGTTGGTGTAGTTACCCCAAGTTCCGGCATCTTCACCGTTGCCCAGTAAGGCTAGCTTTAAGTCGGTTGAGTAGGTGGTTGGCATTGCTATTCCTTACTGGTTATCATTGACTGGAATCCAGCCGGGGGTCTGATTGTCATTGACGTTAGACCAAGTGTTTGAGTTAGCATCGTTTATCGCTGCCCACATAATAGTTTGATTGTCATTTATTTTAATCCAACCACGTGCAAAAGGGGAGTCCGCCAGATTATTGTTTTCTGTAATTGCCTGTATAAGAGCGGCGGTTACGGTTTCTGTATCGGCACTTGAAAAGTTTTCTATTACGAACGCTGATAGATTAGCAACAACTGATTCGGTTTCGGCAGTAGTGATATTCTCAGCAATTGTTGCAGTAAATAACGAAGCAATATTTTTTACGTCGGCAAGCGTGGTTGCTTCGGTGATTGACAGCAAAAATGCATTACTTACGAAATTGACATCAGCTAACTTTACAGCTTCAGTAATCGCCAAAAATAACTGGGAAATAATTGTTTTTACGTCTGCGAGACTGATATTTTCAAAAAGCGCTTGTACAAACTGTGCAGCCACAGTATTAGCATCAGTAACCCCAATGTTCTCCGAGAGAGATTGCAAGAACGCCGCCGTTGTTGCGTTTGTATCGTTTAGTGTGATTGCTTCTGCAAGTGCTTGCGAGAACGTGGATGTTACCGAGTTTAAATCCGATAGCCCGGTATTCTCAGAAAGAACTTGCAGTAAAGCCGCAGTAATAGAGTTTGCGTCATTAGAGCTAAACCCATCCGTAAGGGTCAAAGCAATAATATTGCCGGGTAAGGCAACAAACGGGCTTCGAGAGAATGGAGCTAACCCAAACATGGTTTACACTGCA